GCTTTCCTATATTTATACACATTTTTTTACATAAAAGTTACTTTTAGGTCTTGTACACATGGTACCATTGTGCTACATATATGTATATCCCGAACAGAACAAGTGAGAAAGGAGGACGGGAAATGACAGATCAAATTAACTTCGGCATCAACTTTAGAGGTCACTGGGACACCTATACCTTCAATGAGGTTGGTCAGTTCATTGAGAATGCCGATGGCGTTGGCACAGAAGACTTGAAGAAAAGGTACATAGCCTTTCTTGATAGCTTTCTTGACAAGAAGGTCAAGCCAAGCACTCTGGTTGACTATGATGTACTAGAGGCTTTTCTCGGTGACATCGACAACCGGGCCAGCATTGACTACCTTGAAGGTAATGTTGACCGGGAGGAGTGGCCTGAGGGCTATGCCGGTGGCAGATACTTTCACCAGATATCTAAAAAGCTGGAGGCCCACCTTGAGGCCAACAAGCCAAAGCCACTTACCCATCAAGACCTAGTCGAGGCCTTTGACGGCTTTGGTCTTAGCAGACTTGACGATAACAAGGCCCGGACTTAGTTCCGGGCTTTCTCAGTTAAAAAGGAGCAAAGCTAATGGCGCATAATATATACCAACCCGGTAAGCCACATAGGGGCGTCTATCATGCCTACGTCCGGGTCAGTACCGATAAGCAGGATATCGAACGGCAAAAGCACGTCATCAAGACTTTTCTCAATGGTGGTAACCATGAGATCAAATGGTACATAGACGAGGGATACTCTGGTCGGTTAGCTTTTGAAGATAGGCCCGGCTTGAATGCTTGTCTTGCTGATGCCGTTAAAAGCAAAAGGAAAGGAGGGAAGGGGCATATAATTATTGCAGACTTCTCTAGACTATCGCGTAAAGCCTGGCAAGCTATGAGGTTCTTTGAAGAGGCACTAGCCAAAGATAAGTGTAAGCTCATCATATGTGACAAGCCGGCATACTCCAATCTTGATACTGATGCTCTGGTATCTGTCCTGGGTCAAGAGGCTATGATTGCTCAGTCAGTCGCTGAGAGGGCTAGCTCCGCTACTAAGCAGGGTTTAGCTAGGATCAATGCTGAAATATCTAGTAAGGGCTTTCATACTGCTAGGAATGGTAAGACAGTCTATAAGCTGGGTGTCCATAATAATATGGAGGAGGCACGACAGAAAGCCGGGGAACAAGTTAGCGATGACGCGGATGCGTTTGCTAGTATGTGGTATCAGGATATTCAGTACCGGCTCAATGCCGGACATAGCTATCGTACTATAGCAGAAGAGTTCAATGCACGAGGGTTCAGTACCGCTCGTAAGGGTGGCAGTTGGCACGCCTCAACAATTTCAAACATCATTAAGAGGGTAGAAAAGAAATGAACCATTTTAACAATCTTAAGATATTTAATTCACCAGAGGATCTTGCGGAAAATCACTACTTCCCAAAGATATTGAAGCGTAGTCTTGAGTTTGATCTGGCTGTGCATAAAAATTTATTTGAAGACAAGCCCCATGTTACCGATGAAGTAGATCAAAAATGGATCACCTTTTTGAATAGAGGCGTGTATCACCGGGCCTTTACACGAGCCACATCCTTGGCACGAGCTGAGAATACTTGGTATACTTTGAAGGAAATATCTACCAAGATCTTTGCCAGCGAGAAAACAGTCCGAAATATTTTTGCTGAATGCCGTGATCTGAAAATGGTTGATTGCAAACATGACGCCAATCGCCTTGTTTTACAGAGTTCTGAGAGAGGATTTCGTATGTGGAAACGCTACACAAAGGCTATGATTTCTACAATTACAGGGCAATTTGACGATTATTTTCGTGATATGCAGGAGTATAATAGGCTCAAAAACATGGTAGACCCTACCAGGGTAGATACCGAAAAAAAGGTAGACCCTACCAGTTGATTAAGTGAACTAACAGAATAAAATGAGGGAGTAGATGGTAAAGAAACCGAAAGAAAGGATCATGGTCTATAGCCGTAAAGAAAGAGATGACCGCACCCGGCAAGTATTGGCACAAGAGGTACAGCCTATGAATGCTATACAACGCGAGCGGTGGTTGAAAGCTGAGCGTAACTTCTATAATAATGCGTTCAACCAGGGCAGGAGCTACGCCTCTAGACTTACGGTACCTATGACCAACATTACCGAAATGAAAAGGGCATCACGCGAGCTGAGTGCCTTGGCAAAAAAACTTGCTGAGATAAGCACACACAACACCGCTGTTGATGACCGAATTATTTTGGCGCAGTTTCATATTGGAATGTGCAATCACGAACTGAAACAATCCGCAGTAGGGTTTGATCCTAAGACCGGTAGTTACCGTGGCATTAAATAAAACCTAGAGGGTACCTTGCTGGTATCGGAATAAATCCGGACACCACCTTTTAGGTTTGCAACATACAGGAGAAAATGAACATGATTGTTAGAAGTCATACAAATAAGGTACATCCAAAATCGCGGAATAAATTAAACCGAGATTTGTCGCATAATATATATTGCGTTACCAATGAGAACAGCCCTTCACTAACCAGCCAACTTAAAAATTCCAGACTTGTCAGGTCAGTCTGTCTAGTCAGTCTCGACTGCCTGGCTTTGCTGATGATATCGGTTAGTCTTTATTACTTACTTGTTGGCTCCTGCTTGCTAGATGATGCTTGTTATACCATGTATTATGGAGTTTCGCAATGAGTGTTACTGAATACATGAAATGGTTTGAGGATCATCCGGGAAAGATGACCGATACATACTCGCATCTAGGATCATCAAATTCTGACCCTATTGCTTATGGAAAGGGTGAGTATGGTGCTACCGCAGAAGACATAAGAAAGTATACTGCCGGGGAGACAGGCTCCATAGGCTTAAAAATGGCTAATGAGGACGCCTTATACAGAGGCAAGGTTCTAGAGGCACCGAATGTTTTGATGACGCTGAGATATCTTTCTAAGCTAACTGATCCAGATAATATCACCTCGACCTATCCAGTCATGGAACCCGATGTATATGAGGCTCTCCAAATGGCCTCTTCAGTAGACCACAAGTTGTACTTTCATAAGCCGGTACATATCCCGGTTCCTGGAGTAAAGGATCAGTTTGTCACGATGCAGGGTGAAGTTATTAATGAACTGAAGTCTCAAATGGTAGGCAACGGTGAATTGATGAGGAACTATATCTCTCAAGTGCAACACCAAATGGTTTGCACCGGTGGAGACTTTGCATTGGTATCGGTCTTGAGCAAAAATGGTCAGCTCACGGTCTATCCGATTGAACGAGACAATGAGTGGATTGCCGATTATCTCAAAGAGGTTGCTGAGTTTTGGAGAAGGGTAGAGGAGAATGATCCCTATCCGGAGCCAATCGACAACGACTATGTTGCTGATCTCAATTCACTGGATGAGAGCGATACTCTGATAGATCTTTTGGAAAAGAGGCAGATGTTTGAGACACAGAGAAAACAGTTTGATGACGATAAGAAAGCTATTGATGAGGGTATCAAGCAAGTGCTGAAGAGGTTTGATGTCAGCAAAGCATTCGTTGGCCCCTTCAAAATATCTCTTACAACTGTGGAACGTAAGCCTCAACCAGAGCGAGTGGTACCAGCCACACCGGGTAGCACCTATGAAAAATTAACCGTTAGTCTAAATAAGGAAAATGTACAATGACAGAGATGAGAACAGATCATATAAAAGCACTATCGAAAGTGCAGAAAGAACTTAAACACGCGAAAGCCAGCGAGAAAGGTGCCTTTGGTAAATATGCTGACTTAGCAAATGTTTATGAAACAATCAGAAAACCTTTGAGCGAACACGGCTTCGCATACTTTCATTCAATGACCACAGATCAGGACGGCAAGGAGTATGTCGAAACACTTCTTATGCATGAGAGTGGTGGTACTTTCAAAACACGACTGCCGGTTATCAACAAGAAGAATGATATGCAGGGGCTTGGTTCAGCTATCACTTATGCCAAGAGGTATGGCATCTCAATGATTGTGGGTCTGGCCCATGAAGAGGATGACAATGGACAGAGAGCTGGAACTGGGACTGTTAATACTTCTACAAAAGCTAGTACTATCAAGAGGATAGTCATTAAAACAAAAAGTGGAGAAAGCAAAGCTAGGGATCTTGATGATGCCGTTATGCAACTCAACAGCATATTCAAAGAACAAATGAAAAAATTAAATGGTGAGGAGCAGAAAGAGAGGGCTAAGTTTATGCGAGACGAAAACGCTGACCTTTTAAATCAAATAAAAAATAATCAAGATTGGATAGGACAAGGAGGTCTCAATGAACGTTGGAACCAATTAGATAAGAAACTTAAACAAATGGAGAATGCTATACACAATGCTCCAAGGGAGAATAAAAATGCAGAATAATACTTTTCCCCCAACCCCAAGAAACCTTGAGTTCTTAAAAATGCTGATTGATTTTTTTGAGGCAAACTACCATATGCCGTCATACCACGAGATCAAGAAAGCTATGAATGTGAAGTCTAATTCTGTAGTGCATGATCACCTCTCTGCCCTGGAGAACCGGGGATATATAGAGAGAGATTATCGCAAGCCTCGCCAGATTAAGCTGTTGCGAAACCTGGACGGTACAAGTAGAATTAGTACTTAGTACCTAGGAGTTAGCCTCCAAACTTGGCCGGTCTATCCGGCCATTTTTTTGCCTGTTGCCAACGCCTCATCGTTACGTCTTGTCCAGCCTCGACCAAATGTTTTGAATGTCTTGAGGCTTTCATAGAACTTCTGCCGGTGCATATGCATCTGCTCCAATACATAATCAGCGTCCATCTTCTTGAGTATGGCTATAGTCTTAGGCCCGATGACCCCATCAGGTTCAGCCCCTATTGCTCGTTGCAAGCATTTCGCTCCCTGTCTCCCGGCATTAACACAAAAATCAAGGAGGAAGTAGGCAACACCAGGAGAACTCGCATCCTCAACCATATCGCAACGGTTACGATCCCAGTAGTTCTTTTTATATATGGCGATCGCTGTTTCTTCAGTGAGGTCACGCATCTCTTGTTCTGTCACTTCTCGGCCCAACCACTTCTCATATACTCGTTGAGTTATACCTCTTGCAGTTCGCCCTCCGGGATCATCCGGATGGTCGATATAGCCCCCTTCGTGGTGAAGGACTTCTTTGATTGCTATCTCAAATGTCTCAGGCACTCTTGACCTCCATCATCTTTTTCATGCTGGGTTTTGTCTTCTTCTTTCCCATGCGTAGTTTTTTGAAGTCGGCCCCGGTAATCTTGTCTCGTGGTTCTGCAACCATCGCAAGTTTTTTTTGTTTCGGAGAATAATTTTTAAATGGCATAGCTTATCCTTTCTTCTTTTTAACTATCTTTGACATTGATGATTTTTTGCGGAACAAATCAGCGTCTGCTTTTTTCACAGTGGACTTACCTTTTGCATGAGCTTTAAGTCTAGCCACTGCCCACTGGTGTGCTGATACCTTTGGCCTACTCCCACTCGAATAGTAAGCCCCCAACCCTCTACGGTAAATGGCATTAGCCCTTTTTGCTCCAAACATTTTTTGATATTTTTCTGGTGCTGACATTACGACTTACTCCTTTCTTTTGATATGAGATCCATCATGCGAGGCGTTAACTTGCCCTGCTTGTACAGCCTTCGAGTTCTGAGTATCTCCTTCTCTCGTGCAGACTTATTCTTTGCGGAGGCCACATACTTGGTGGGCACTCCCTTCTTTGTTTTTGGAACTGGTGCAAATTTTCTCATGATTTTTTATGCCTCTCCGAAAAGTTTCTCATTGCCTCTCTTGACCCAAATCCCCACCGTGACATCGCCAGCTTGAGCCGGGTAGGTCTTCCCTTCTCATCTTTGAGTGGGCCTCGGACTCCCTTAAAGCGGTGGGCAAAATTTATTCTTCGCTGGTTAGTTCCCTTGGCGATTGGTTTTTTAAGATTAGATCCCTGGGTTCTTTTGAAATAGTCACGACCCTTTTGTGTCAGGCCACCTCTAGGATCTTTGTGTTCTTTCTTCATTTACTTACACCCTTGTACTTTTCAAAAGTTCTGAGGCCACCAAGACCAAGCAATCCACCGAGTACAGTGAGTAGGGAGTTCATATCGAAAGTAACTAGCTCCGGTGTTTCTAGCCCAGCTACTGCTATTACAAACAATGCAACCGGGTGGAGTACAAAGTGCCACATGAAAGCTACCGCACACGTTAGGCCAATCAACGGCCTCCAAGACCGCTGTATCCACGATCCTTTGGCCTCTATCTTATTAAGCTCTATTTGCTGTATGGCCACCTCATGGGCTTGTTTATCGGCAATGGTCGCAATCTCGTGGGCCATTTTTGCTTTCGCATCTTTGTCCTCTACGAATTTATCTAATATGCCCAGCACCGGGCCGGTTAGTGTGTCAAGTAAACTCATTTTCCATCCTTCATTGCTATTTTGTGTGCCTGAGAAAATGACTTCCCGGCAAGCATTTCCTTACGCATGGTAGCCATATGCTTTTTTGAGTGGTGAACACTATGTTTCTTCATGGTCTTCTCTTGTCGTGGTGTTAACATCTTTGTCATGCTTATATGTTTTGTCATTTTCCCTGGGCCTCCTTACCCATCCAGATCGCAAAGCTCCCGGTCAATGCACCCACCACGATTGAACAGAAACCAGATTGTTCTATGGTTGGATCGGGAAGATCCATGTACCACTCGGCTACCCGGTAACTCATAAAGGTAATAGTGATCATCATTATCCTGGGGAGTATCTTCCATTTATCCAATGTCTCCGGTGTCATTCCATAGCTTTCCTTATGCTTTCAAGTGTTTCTTTGAGGGTCGGCCTCTTTTCTTCGTTTGGGTCGTAGTCGCAGACGATTTCTTTTTGGCAGTCGTTCGGGTTGTCAACGAGGATCGTTTCTGTTGTGCCGTTTGCCCCTCGGTAGACGCAAAAATATTCTTGTAAGTTTCTTCCGGGGCTTTTGTTTTTGACCCTCCGAGCAAGCCGGCAAATAGTCCTGCCACCGTTGTCCAAGCGTTTCGTATCATTTCTCCAATCATATTTCTTCCTTTCAAAATGTTCAGCCGATTTCACCACGGTCGAGAAGCACAAGCCCATAAGTGAAAAAATAAAGAATGGCACTGCCAACAAGGGCAACAATAATGAGTGCGACATAAGTAATTACCTTCTCCTTAAATTTCATACGAGCTATCTTTTCATCTCTAACTTGGCGTCTAATTTTTCCCTCCATCTCTAAAAGCTCATCGAATGCCCTTGGGCCGTACCGGAAGGAGATCATCATTTTGAGGTCATAGCGATCCTGCTCTAACTTCTTGCGACCTTCAAAAGCTTGAAGAGCTACCTCCTCTATAGACTTCCCCGATGTTATTTTTCTAAATAGGGAAGGGTTCTTGGCTTCCTTCTCCAGCGCATCTACCTCTGCATATGCACCCATCCACTTTCCAATCGCACCGCTCATTTCTGAGATATCCTTACCGTGGTCGTACATTCTTTTAATTTGCGTCATTGCCGATGAGGCTACACCCAGTGCCGTTGTTATGGTAACTGGATCAAACATCTAGGTTTTATAACACTATGGTATTGAATATCACACCGAAAGAACTGATTACATAGAATGCAGTTATCGATATTACTATTCTCTCCAGCCGGGAAACTCTGCGTTCCATGTCTTGGCGAAAGTGATACATATCATTCTTGAGAACACTCAGCTCCATCAGTATTGCATTAATATCGGCCTTGGTCATAAGCTTGGCTTTGTAATTTTTTGTGAACCGCTAACAGACACATGACCATCTTGGATAGTGATGTCTTTTGGATTATTAGAAGAATATGTCTGTGGTAAATTTCTTAGGTCAGTTCTGTATTTTTTAAACTCTTCCTGCTTCTCGCTAGTCAAAGCACTATCAGGCATTACAGTCCAATCAGTATCAGCAAGTAAAAAAGAACGCTCTGTACGAACTCTATCCCAGCTATTGTTATAATCATCGTTTGCTTTATCATCAACTGCTTTCAATGCAGTCCATTTGTCTTTTACTGCTTTGATTTCTTCTGCTGTTGCTGAACGATTTTCACCAGATACTGTTTCGACTTCACCAGAGCTATCATGAATTTGAATTGCATGGATTGATGAATAGTCATTTAACCAAGTATCATCTGAAGGTATTATATACCCAAAACCATCTTTGACTATTGTTTTATCTGATGGAACAAAAGCGTAATGTGTCATTCTAATCTCCTATGAAAACAGATACCAGCCAGTGGCTATGTATTTAGTTGTTGTATAAACTGGATTACCCCGATGCGTATGTGTCCATGACGCTGGAAAATAACAAAGTCTTCCTTTCTTTGGCTGTACTTTCAAACCAAACTCTAAAAACTCTGTTTCTCCTTCACCTTCTGGCACATCGTTTAAATACAATGTCCAAGTAAGAGTTCTATTCATGGCGTGTTGAGTACCAGCTTGTTCTGGATGCCATTGATGAAAACCCCCTTTAGGTTCTGTTCTCTGAACTTTGGTAACAAAAGAACAGTGATTTAGCATATTGAAGCTTGGAAACTTAAGGCCATACTTTGGCGTATACTCCGATAAAATATTGTGTACTTTTTCATGGTAGTCTTGTGAACAACTATTAAAAAAAAGACTTTCATCTTTTCTAAATGCTTCACCTTGATTACTTACAGAACCATCCAAATAACTTACTGTTTCTTTTTGATTATCAATAATATTTTCAAATTCTTGAACAATTTCGTCACATAAATCTGTATAAGGTGTATCAAAATTAGCTATGAAATTTGCATCTAATACTTTTTGACTGTCAAACATTGTTATACCTTAAACTTTAATCATAAATTTAACTGCAACGTATGGCTGAACTACAGAAGTTGCCGAACCAGAAAAGCTACCTGATGGCGTCACCGATGAACCAGAGAAGTTTCCAGTAGGTGTAACTGCGGTTCCAGAAAAACTTGCACTCATATTATGAGAGTGCGCCCCACTTCCACCAGAAGCAGTAGTATTTACATCCTGTTTTCCATCCCCAGCATTGATGTAATATTGAGTAATACCAGTGCTAGATGGATTGCCAGAAACTTGTCCATTTCTCATATACATATTATGGGTATGGGATGGCATGGTACCATTTACAATTGTTGTGTTGCCTGTGCTACCACCAACATTTCCGGCTGGAGTAATAGAACTCATACTGAGGTTCCCAGCCGGAGTGATAGCTCCGATAGTAATAGAGCCACTAGCCGAAACAGTTTCGGCACCTCCAGTTGAGGCTACTGCTTTTGAGCTACTCACTCCTAGCGGTACTTTATCTCTTAAATCTGGAAGATTAAATGTTGATGAGCCATCACCAGCACCATAGTCTGTAGAGATAATTGCAAACAAAGCAGAATAGGTAGACCTTGAAACAGCGGTGCCATCACAGTTTAGATATCCAGATGGGAGTGTGCTATTACTCCAGGGAAGGATAGTTCCAACTTCGATTGCAACAATCCCTGTAAGTGCTGAACCTACAAAGTTATATTTAAGTGCTTCGTATGTAGACATATTATTTCTCCTGTAATAACCAGCCCTGTGTATCCCCAGAGAATACCAGAGCAAATCCAGCTCGTTCTGTAGCCACAGTCATATCACTTGTATCGCCTTGGATCTTCTTACCGTTTCGAGCTACTGTCAAATTGTTAGTATCAAACGTAGCGTTCAAATCAATAAATCTCACCATGTCTCCAGTAGCTGGACTTGCCGGTAGTGTTGCCGTGACAGCTCCTCCAGAGGTATTTACAAAGTAACCTCGATTTATGCCCACATTGAAAGCTGATGTTTTTGTTTCCCATGTTATTCTTGTAAGAGGAAAGCCACCAGCCGTGCTTCCATCATGCACAACCAATGTTTCTTTATCTGTGTCTACTGTGACTTCTCTCTCAGCACCAGTAAAAGAACTATGTTGGGAAGTTGTGCCACCCCTTAATTTTAAAAGTTTTGCCATTATGCTATACTCCCAAAGTCTATTGTTAAGTTGTCAGTATTGACAGTACCATTTAAGTTGATCTCCCCAGCACCATTAGGAGCGATAGTTATATCTCCATTAGATGCAGACACAATACTTTGACCATTTACGTCAAGATTGCCACCTAGTTGTGGAGATGTATCCACAAGGAGAGAGGTCATTGCACCAGCAACAACTGGTACGAATGTTGAGCCATTATAATAATTAAGAGTATTTGCTGTTGTGTTGAAGTATAGATCTCCAGCATCGAGAGAGCTTGTTGGTGCAGAACTTGCAACTCTGTATCTCTCAGCAAAACTATTGAGGCCCGATATGTTACTAGCTACCGTGGTCACATTGGATGCAATTCCAGCTACACTTGTAACATTCGATGCAATCCCAGCTACAGTAGTTACATTCGATGATATTCCTGCAACTGTGTTGACGTTTGAGATATTTGATCCAACAGTGTTTATATCATTTCCGGAACTTGTTGCAACGCTTTCAGTGATTGAGCCTAAATCTTCCTGAGCAGTTATTTCTCCAGCAACAATATTTATATTATTTTGGCTTGATGCAGAAGGAGCAGTCGCTTGAAATGTGCTACCGTTGTAAGCCCTTAGTTCGTTAGTTGATGTGTTGAAAAACAAATCTCCGGCATCAAGACTTGAGGTAGGTTCAGACGATCCCACTCTGTAGCGTTCAGCAAAGCTGTTTACACCAGTTATATTTGTAGCGACTGTATTTACGTTTGTGATTGACCCTGCAACGGTATTTACGTTTGTAAGACCTCCACCAACTGCATTTACATTTGCAATAGAATTTGCAACCAAAGATATATTGCTGTCAGAAACTGCTATAGAGTTACCCATACCAGACCCATGAACGTAACATACATATGCCAAGCCAGAGCTTGGGGCCGTTGAGGCTATCTGTATCTCGACCTTTCTGTCACCTGATGAACGACCAGCGTTAAAGGAAGTAGTGTTGATGTAGTTTGATCGAGTAGTTGCAGAACCGTTAAGATAATAAGTAACACCCTCCTCATAATCTGAGCCACCATTCTTAAATACTAGAGGATGTCCATCGTTGGTGCTGTCTGTTTGATTGAATATATACTTGTTGCCCCGGAAGACTGATATGGCTGGCTTGTTACTACCATCAAGGGCAAAAACATTACCACTGCCGGTATTGACTACGGTGACGGTGTATGTTTTTTCAAGAGAATTAGAAAGAGCGGTAACATCACTAGCAATATTTGCTACACTTGTAATATTTGCTGATATCGGAGCAAGTGTATTTACATTACTAACAGCCCCTGCAACGGTGTTCAGATTATTTACATTTGAGGTTGTTGCCATTGTGTTGAGGTCAGATACAAAGTCTGATGTAGCAAGTAAGGCAAGGTCAGCAACAATGTCTGATGTTGCTAAAGTGTTTATATCTGACACTATGTCACTTGTGGCAAGAGTGTTTAGATCCGAGACTATATCAGAAGTAGCAAGGGTATTGATGTCCGACACTATGTCACTCGTTGCTAAGGTGTTAAGATCCGCTACAATATCTGAGGTAGCTAGTAAGTTTATGTCATTGATAACATCAGTTACAGCAAGAGTATTCATGTCAGCTATAACATCAGCATTTGCCAAGAGGGCCATATCAGCAATGACATCTGTTGTTGCTAGTAGAGACATATCTGTAATGACGGCTGACTGAGCAAGGGCATTTACGTTTGATATGTTCGATGCCACGGTCGTAACATTACTGCTCACTCCGGCCACGGTTGTTACGTTTGCTTGTATTCCGGCCACGGTTTGTATCGCATTTGTAGCGTCTGTGCCATCCTCTATATCAGCGAGTGTTGCTATATCCCCA